AGTTGAAATTTCACTTCCACTAATGCCCAAAACTCTTATAGCATGATCTCTAGTTCTACTATCTCTAGATTTTAAAGACTCCTCAATTACATTATAAAAAAATTGTGACCTCTGCTTATATACATTTCTAAGTTTTGGATAAAGATCAGCATATCCCTGTTTAACCAAAGATTTGAACAATCCATCTGTCCCAATAACAGTTTTATTGATGACAGTGGGATCTTTTTCAGACATTCCAGTCCCCCTTTTCTTAAGAGAAATTCCAACAAAAGACTTTGCGCCACCAGTCTTAGAAACTTCTACAATTAAATCAGAAGAATTATAATCTTTTTTACCAAAGAGTAGATGATCATCTATTTTATATGGCTTTAAAACTGTCGCCCATTTTCGACCAGTTCCATAAACCTTAGTAACTTTTGACCCAGAATCAAGATTAGCCAAAAATCCATTAGCGGCAGATATTGCTTGTGCATATGTCTTAAAATTATTATCAAATGCATCTACTTTTTCATTAAAATCTCCTTCAGTTGTATCAATTTGTCTTGCAGTAGTTTTAAGTGCTGCCAATACTCTTGAAGCATTTCTCAGATTATTATATGCATTTGTCGGAACTTGCTTTCTAGCCCTCTTACCATAATGAAGAATTAAAGCAGCAGTCATAATTTCATGTGGATCTGGACCAGAACCTCTAGCACCTGCGGCACCACCAAATTCACTAGTTTTTGCTAATTCTGTAAGTCCTACATTATTGCCGTCAGCATCAACAAATGCAGGATTTCTTTTTGTAGAAAATTTCAGTATTGTATCTAAATCAAAATTCTCATATGCTTTTCTAATATTATCACTTTTGAAATATAAAAGTTTGTTGGGTCCTTGTTCCATTTCAAACTCAGATTGAGTATCAATCTTACTAATAATCCGAGTCAATCTAAGTTCTTCGGCATTGAGAGTACCTTTACCAAAAGTTTTTGTAATTTCAGAAAAATTTAATGCAGACATTATTATCCCCCATTAATATTTAACCGCAGCTTCATATTCCTTTGGCAAAGTCATCACATACTTCGGTATTAACAGAGTTATTTAGCAATGGAGTTAAACGGACTCGAACCGTTGACATCCTGCTTGCTTTTTATGGAGAATAGGAGACTCGAACTCCTGACAGCCTGCTTGCAAAGCAGGTGCTCTACCAACTGAGCTAATTCCCCGAAAGATGCAACTTATTTAGAATGTTGCATCAGAGATTTATTTTTTATTAAAGTTTTCCACCAACTATACCACTGCCTATAATAGCAGTATAGTCTTCAAGATTTCCATCTTGCAGGCATTTGAGATGCCAACGAGACATGATTTTTACACCATCTTCAGTCAATCCAGTAATAAAGTGCTGACCAAGAGGTTCTTTTAAAACACTAGTATATAAACCAAAACGAGTTTTCTTAACGTAAAAAGCATCATCTATCCATACAGCATCTTTCGGAATATCAGTTTCTACAGAACCACCGAAAGAATCTTCTAATCGTGGTTTGCGTTCAGACATATTCAAAAACACCGGTTGCAGTATCTGTTGGAGGAATATCTTCGACTTTCTTATTGAATCCAAAAGGACCTTCTTTTTCCTTTTCTTCAAGAGCAAATTTCAAAGCAACTCCTCCGACTGCTTCCATAACTCTGAGGATATCTTCTGCCTTAGCACCTTCACCAAGTTCTCCAGCAATATACCAATACTTAGGCCAGAAAGTTTCTCCTGCCTTTTGATAATCTTCAAGTGTAAGTAGTTTCATTTTCCAACTCCGTGATCAGGTGATTGTTCTTCAAGTTTACGAATGTCTCGATGTAATCTTGCCAGTGCTTTACGAGTTTCTTCAGTTTCTTCCCACTCCCAAGTATCTCCCTTTGAATTCTTCTTTGTTTTTTTACTCATACATCTCCCTCCTTACGATTTTCAGAATAGTGAACATCAAAATCTCCACCAGGATAACGTGCTTTGAGTTTTTCAACATTCATAGCAAGAACTTCATCAAGAGAAATATTAAGACCAATACATGCCTGAGCAACATACCACATGATGTCACCCAGTTCACGTTTTAGATGAAACAGGTTTTCTTCATTGACAGGTTTGCCTTGGAAGCAAATCTTCTTTACAATCTCAGTAAACTCACCTGCTTCTGCACACATGCCTACAGAAGCAGTAAGCAGTCGCTCGGCAGGAAACTCTTCACCTTCGAGTTCTTGAAGACGATAAACGAATGCTTCAAAGTCTTTCGACGGCTCCGACGTAACCGCATCGACAAATTGTATATACTTAGTTGGATCAACAGACATTAAAATTTAAACCCCTCAAATGATTTCTTTGGTTTTGATTCTTCATAACTATACTCTTCTTCTTCTCCCTTGTCAAGTATATCTTTTTGAGCACTCTGTTCGCAATCATATAAACGCATCTTTGCACGATCAATACCAATCACAAACCTCTTAAAAACTGTCGGATCATTATAACGATTCTTCAGTTGCTTCACCATAATTTGTCCCAACCCTTCGAGCTCTTCTGAACTAATAAGGGCAAACATAAGATCAGCAGTAGCAGGGAGACCAAAGGACTCTGAAGTGTCAGTAAGGTCAACATCAGAGCTACCAAAACCAGAACGAGTGGTTTGAGTGGCAGATACGATAGGGACGTTTGATTCGACAGCAAGACCTCTAAGTTCTTCAGCAATAGACTTGATATAAGAATATGAGTTGACAGTGCTGTTTCCGCGATAGCGCGAGGAAGCACATATGTTAAGGTAATCAATAAAAATAATATCAGGTCTAAATGACTTCTTAAGTGCAAGTTCATTAAGAAGTGACTTAAAGTGTCCACTGTGTGCTGATGCTGTAGGATATTCTTTAATTATAAGAGTGCCTTGAGTTTTCTTTGCAAGGTTTGTTACCTTATTCTCAAACATCACTTTTGGGAGTTCTGAGATTTCTTGAATGGGTACGTTGAGAAGGTTTGCATCAATTCTCTCTGCAATCTTTTCTTCAGCCATCTCAAGCGTGATGTAGAGTACGTTACTTCCTGAAAGGAGTACGGAAGCAGCCATGTGGCACATGAACAGAGACTTACCGACACCTGTACCGGCAAGAGCGACATTAAGAGTCTTGTTAGGTAAACCACCCTTTGTAATTCTGTTGAAATACTCAAGATCAAATGGAATTCGGTCTTCTTTCTTAGTGTAGAGGTCGAACCGTTTTTCATAGTCGATAAGATAGTCATGTCCAATATTCGTATCAAAGGAAACTGCAAGGGCGTCAGAAAGAATAGTTGGAATTGCCCCTCTATCTTTCTTCTCATCTTTTCCATCAGCAAGTGCAATGGATTCCATCAATGCAAGATATATAGCGCGATCTCTGCACCACGACTCAGTTGTATTAAGTAACCAATCATAGTCAGTTGGCACATCTTCCAGATAACTGATCAACTGTGTAATCTGCTTAAAAGATGCATCTGTAATATCAGACCTCTTTTCAGTCTCAATACATAAGACTTCTTTTGTTGTTGGTGTATTATACTCCTGAACAAATTTAAGTATTTCTTCAAATACTACTTTCTGATTGATGTCCTCAAAGTATTCTGATTTGATAAAAGGAATTACTTTGCGGAGATATTCTTCATTATATAAAAGGTTTCTAAGAATCAGAACCTCAACTTTCTCCATAACTGAATTCCTTTCGTGCAATTTGGTCGAGTTTCTCCATTACCTCTGGAGTAAAGTATTGTTCTGGGTCTTTATAGATGGCTTTAGCATAGACTTTCTTGCCATCAATTTCATAACGACCTGCTACATTTTTCCATAAACCTCCTAGTTCACCGAGTTCAAGTAGACCATAATAGCGATCGAGACCACGCTCATCGTAAAACAAACGAATCGTAACATCTTTATTCTCCTTGCTTAAACGCGACTTAGCAGTCTTTGCCTTGATAAGGTTTCCAACGACATCGGTGCCGTCTTTCTCCTTCTTCTTGGACAAATAAATGATGGTAGAGGCGGCATACTTGAGACCACTACCGCCTCCCATTTCTTTAGTTGGAACATAAGCGCCGATGACATCATAGGTGTGATTGGTAACGATCATTGGAATGTTGGCCTGACCCAACTTAAGGGTCAACATACGGAATGCACCTTTGGTCAATTGAGACTTGGTCATATCGCGGACTTGTTTGTCGTTGAGTGCGTCTGTAATCTCTTTCTCTGTTGAGAGCATTCCCAAAGAGTCTAACACAAACATACAAGGTTTGCGATCTTCTTCAGACTTTTTTAAATACATATCAACGGCTTTCAATGCCTTTGATCGAAACTCTTCAATTGTGACTACATTAACTACGACCAACCGATCAAGGTCAATGCCCCGACCTGCGAGAAGAGACTTATTAACAGCGGCTTCAGTATCAAAATATAAGCAATACCCGTCAGGATTAGAATCCAGGAAGTTCTTGACAACTGCAAGAGAGAAGAAAGTTTTTCCAGTGCTAGACTCACCAGCGATGGCAGTAATCTTATTCCCAGATACACCACCAAAAATAGACCCTGAAACAAGTCCGTTAAAAATGTAAGAACCCGTGTCAACATAGTTTTCTGTATCGTCAATATTTGATGCAAGTTGAGTGAAGTCGTCGCCGATTTCTTTTACTATCTCTTTTAGAAAATCATTCATATTACAAATCCAAATTCTTCACGAGCAATTTTTTTGTAAGGACCGCCTGGGTTTTCGTCCATTATCTTTTGAATGGTTTTTAGTTTGTAGTAAAGATTGTACCTATATTCTCTTTTGTGGGGGTCTACGTGCTCAGAACAAAGAGCATCAACAATCTCATCAAATTCTTTTTTATCGATGGGTAAGTCCATTATGCGAAGAAGGAATCAAGGTTTACAGTTTTTTCTACTTCCCAACCAATCGAGTCAAGAATAGACTTGAGAGGTTCAAGGAATGACTTCTCAAATTGTAGGTCATAATCAATGTATTTGTCAAGGTTCAACTCTTTCGGAAACTCTTGTATAAACGAAATAACATTCTCATGTATGGTATTTGGTTTCTTCAAATAACAGAACTTAATCTTCTCCCCATTTAGAATGAGAGAATACTTATTATTCAACTTATTCTGTTTAATATAGTGGTTGAAGAGAAGTGCTCCACGAACATGAATGGGAGTTCCTTTGGCATAGATATCTGAAGATGACTTATACTTATCTACATTAGAGACAGATCGTGGAAAGGATATTTGCTCTGGAGGAAGAGACTTAAAGGTGCTTCTAGCATTATCAATAAAGTCAATCACTTCGTCTTCAGTACCGCTCATCATCAACTTGAGAGCATCCTTAATCATCTTGCGACAAGGTGCTGGTGTTGATGACTTCACAGCCTCAATTCCCATCATCTTGAGTTTGGGTTCTTCATAACGAACGCCCTCACTATCCCATACATTTAGAATGTATCGTTTCTTAGCAGTCCAAATACCGCGATCAGCGATATTCTCCCGCTTCATTTGCATCTTTTGGTCATATGCCGATACATACGACGCAAGTTCCTCATAACACTCGTCGATGTACGGTTCCAACTTGTCGCGGCAGACCATATCAAGTAGCCCCACAACTTTTGCTTTGTCGCCAGACCTATTAGCAAAAAATTTATCAACAAGAGGTCCAAGATTAAGATATATCGAATCAGTATCTGATGCGATAACATAATCGGTTTCTTTTGTTTGTAACAATTTATTTAGGTAATCATTCATCTTATTCTCAATCCAACGAATACTTACCTGCCCAGATAGAGTAATTGCTTCGGCATTTGCTAGTTTGTAATACCGAAAGTATTGGTTACCAATAGCACCATAAGCAGAGTTAAGAGAAATCTTCTTCGCCATTTGAATGTTGTTGCATCGAGAGATCTCTTTTTTAAGTGCTTCAGTAGGCGTCTTCTCATACTGCTGCTTTGCTTTAAGCATTCTCTTCTTGAAGATAACACGTTCTCCATACATCTTCTCCATCAACTCTGGCAAAAATCCACGAACGTCCTTCCGGTACATGGCCCCGTTAGCACATACCGCATAGTCCTTGTACATCTCAAAGTTTAGTTTCTCCTCAAGTATTCGATCAACTGTCGCACTTGGATGTCTCTCGTCACAGAGCGTCTCTGGGGAAATATTATATTGCATAATAAGATGAGGGTACAAACTATTAAGGTCAAAGCTGACCACCCAATCATACTTTCCTGGAATCGGTTCCTTGACATACGCCCCCGCGTACTTTTCGTTCTTTGATGCTCTATTCTTAGGGGGTATAACAATGTCACCTTTTTTCAGGTAGTTGTAGATAATATTATCCCACATTCTAACCTGATAGAAAACATCAATGTAATTAACCTTTGCATCATATGCCATCGTGAGGGCGAGTTCGATAAGTTTCATCTTATCTTCCAACCTATCGACGAGTTCTACATCGACAATGTTGTACTCAATAAACTTTTGCCACCCGTTTGTATAAAAATCCTTAAAAGTATCAAACTCAGAGTGATCTAGTTTCTTCTGCCCAAGTTCAACCTCTGCAATATAATCAAGGCGATAAGACTCTTGAGCTTTATAAGTAAATTTCTTATAGAGGTCGAGATAGTCTAACTGAGCAATACCACCAACATCAAATGTGGTATGCTTACGCCCCTGTATGTAAGTCTCACCTTCAGATACAAGTCCCCAAGGAGAGAATCTCTTCATTAACTTTTCACCCAAGACTCGCTCCAGTCTTTTACAGATGTATGGAATATCATAGAGTTGTATATTCCATCCTGTAACAACGTCCGGAACATCAGTCATCCATTCGTTGATGAATGAGTTTAGAAGTTCATGCTCTGATGGACAATGGTGATATGTCACGTTCTCCTGACTATTTATAAATTTCTTCTGTCCCCATGTGACGATATCTTTTGTGGCATAGTTTTGAATTGTAATCGCAAGAATTTCTTCAGAGCAAGATTCTACATCAGGGAATCCCTCTTCAGAGGCAACCTCAATATCAATTGTTACAAGTTTGATTTGTTTTGTATCAAACTTGATTTCATCTTCTGGATA